AGTTTCCCGCCCTTGCGGGAAAAGGCTCGCGACTCGAGGAGTTCATGGACTTGGATGCTCATGCGAAGCCGGGCTCCGTTGCGATCTTCCCTTCGATCTTCTGGACGAGGGTCTTGATCTGTTCAGCGAGCGAGGCCGTCCTCTCGGCATAGCGGACCTGTTCGCCCGCGGCCGAGAGATTCGCGACCCTGAACGACCCTCCGATGCTCGATGAGATGCTCTGGGTGAAGCCTCCCGGCTTCTCGATCTCTCCGAGTTCGGACTTGAGTTTCCCGAGCCGCTCCTTGTCGGCCTTCAAGGCCTCCTCCGCTTGCTTGGCCCGGATCTCATCGGCCTTCGCGAGTCCCTCCGCATAGAGGAGTTCCTCCCTCTTCCTCCTCAAAGCGGCCGCATCCATCTCGCCGATGTTCTCCCGATCCTCGATCTCCTTCCTCCGGATCTCCCGAAGATCGAGTTCGTATTGGAGAGCCGCCTTCTTCATCGGATCGGCGGTCCCGGCCATGCGGATGCGAACGCCGATATCGGAGATCTCGTTTGCGGCCTCATCCTGAGCGGCCCTCCTTTGATCGTACTCCTTCATCTGTTTAGCATGGGCCTCATCGGCCGACTTCCGCTTGGCGGCTTGGACATCCGCGAGCGCCGCCCGGGCCTTCTCATTCGCAAGCCGCTCCTTCGCCTTCACCAGAGCGATCGCCTCTTGGGTCGCTCCCTCCTCCTCGAGTTTGAGGAGTTGTTGGCGGGCGAGGGCGATCTCCCTCCTCCGCTCCAATTCGATCCGTTGCTCGTCGCTCTGGGCCTTGACGATCTCGGTCAGGCGATCGACATCCCTCGCCTCGGCCTTGAGGCCCGATTGAGTTGCCGCTAATTGGAGATCCTCCATCTCCTTCTTCGCGGCCGCGATCTCTCCCGTGATGGCTTCGCGAATGGCCCGGCCGAGAGCGAACATCGACCCGGCCACCAGACCGAAGGCTCCCGGGAGGTTATTGACGAAGCCCTCGAGATCTAGTCGGGCGGCAGCGATCGCGGCTTGGGTGGCTCCGATGGCCGTCTGAAACCGCTTGGCCGAGCGGGCCGCATCGCCCATGGCCCGATCGAACTTCTCTGCGATTCCGGCTCGGGCCGGGGCGTTCGCCATGTCGGCCGCGGCCCCAGAGACGAGCCTCTGGGCCTGAGCCATCGATGACTCTAGGCCATCGAGAGCCGCGGTGATTGCGACTGAGATCTCAGGTGAGGTCGCCAAGAACCCTCCGCATCTCGCGGTCGACGGCGGCTCGGCCGGAGTCTTCGCCGCTCTTCTCTCGCATCATATCAGCGACGGCCGCGCCGACTTCCCAGAAGAGATCGCATGGCATGGCCAGCGGATCTCCGAAGCCCGGAGCGTTTGATGCGATGAAGGCCGCGGCCCCGAGCCAGTCTATCGGGCTCAGGGATTCTCCGCGGCCTTCCGAGGGTCCTCGGGATCCCTCTCCCGATATCCAAGGAAGGCCTGTGCGGCGCTCACCATCTCCTCGTGGCGCATCCTGAACAGGATCAATTCCGGATCGAGGCCCGGCGCGAATGGAACGGCCTCTTGAAGCCGGGCCCGGACGACCTTCATCGCGAACTCGAGCCGGAAGGTGGCCATGATGAGGAGGGATGCAGTTCCCTTCCGCATCGAGAGATCGCGGAGCCGCTCGAGCCGGGCCTCCGGATCAAGCCCGGCCGCCTCTATATCCGCAAGGAGTTGCGATCGCTCGAATGCGAAGGCCTCATCCGCCAAGGCGATGAGGTCGCGGACTGGTGCGAGCGGAAGTTCGAGATCGCCGATCTTCACTTTCATCGGATGAGCCTCCCTTGATTCTCCGGATGCATCTCGGCCACGGAGCGGAAGGCTTGATATCGCCTCTTCATCGAGATGTCGAGGACGGCCATGAGCCGCTTTCTCCATCCGAGGACCTCCTTGACCTTCGCCAAGGCTTGATCCTCGCAAAGATGAGGGCTCACCCCGATCCTCCGGCTCGATCCATCCTTGAAGCGAACTTCTGCGATCCAGTCGTCAGGGGTCAGGACGGTCGTGGGCCAGAGCCTCACGGAGTCTCATCCCAAGTCTCAGTCGGGATCGTGCCGTTCGAGATGGAGAAGTTGAAGGTGACGGCCGCATCGCCGGTCTTCGTGACGCTCATGGCGATATCGGAGATCACGGCCGTCATCCCATAGGTGCAAGCCGTCGAGACCTTGAGGGTGAGCGCCGCTCCATCCGCCGCGATGGCATCGGCTCCGGGGCTATCGCTGGTGAGGATCCCTCCGGCCGAGCCGGTCACATCCCATATCCCGAGGAGCCGTCGCCGGCCCGAGTCACCATAGCCCGTGATGTCCGAGACCTGCCGCGAGAAGGATGCGTTCCAAGTCGCGAGGTGGCCCCCATGGGCCGCAGGAAAGGTGATCCCGCCATCGTTGCCGGTGAGATATTGAGTCGCCATGGCTTACTCGTCCCATGATTCAGTCGGTGCCGCGCCGCCCGACATCTGGAAGTTGAATGAGATTCCGGCATCGCCGGTCTTTGCGCTTGAGATCGCGATATCGGAGATGACCGCGCTGAATGAGACCGAACAAGCATTGACCGATGCCGCCGAGACTGCCACTCGAGCGAGGAGAGTGACCGAGATGCCAGTGGTCTTCCAGTCGGTCGTGTTGATTCCGGGCGATGAGTTTGCGAGATTCGCCTTCATCACCCCGCCAGCGCTTCCGCTCGCATCCCAGACCCCGAGGACCCTCCGGCGAGCCGAATCCGAGAAGCCCGAGACATCCGAGACCTGCCGCGAGAAAGATGCGTTCCAAGTCGCGAGGTGGGCATTGTGCTCATTCGAGGTGCCGAGAGTCGCGCTGCCGTCGTTGCCGATGAGGTAGGTGGGCATGGATGGGGCTCAGGTTCGAGTTCCGATGGCTCGGAATCTGGAGGTGGTCCGGATGGCATCATCATCCATCTCTGCGATGCCACGAGAGAGAGAGCGGAGAACCACTCGATCATAACCGGTCGCCGTGAGCGATCGATCATCAAGGAGAGCGTCGAGTTTCTCGGCCGACTCGAGGGCCACGGCAGCGCCCGAAGAGTGGGCATGGAAGTGAGTGAACTCGATCTCAAAGACCTCCCTCCGGCCCGAGGTGAAGGCCGGGGTGATCGAGTGGCTTGCGACTTGATAGACGCAGAGCGGCAGCGGCGTGTCCCCGGGAGCCTCGTTGAGATAGACCCGGCCTCCGATCGACTGCCACCATGAGGTGGCCGCCGATGAGGTTATGGCGACGGCCAAGGATTCGAGCATCGCCTTCACGATTGATCTCCTTGCGGCCGTCCTGCGGCCGCGTCTGAGAGCGCCGCCTTGAGGGCTTTCCGGATCGCTGCCGCAAAGATGGCTTGAGCCAGCGGAGAAACGGCATCGATCGAGGGCCGAAGGTATGGGCGGGCCTCGATCGGATCTCCTCCGAACTCGAGCCGCCTCGCATATTCCACCGATGATCCGAGCCGCCATCCGACCCGATCTCCGAGGCTCATCGATTCGGGCCGGCCGGCCTCCCATGAGGATCGCAATCGGCCCGTGTAGGCCGCGGGAGGCTCTCCGGGCCGAGATGCTCGATGCTCGCGGCCGTGAATCCGATAGACCTTGCCGGTCCCGGGCCGGGAAAGATGCTCGGTGATGGCATCTTGGACCCGGAGGATGATCTCAAGGGCGGCTCTCTGGGCTCCGGAGCGGATGATCTCGACGAAAGTATCCTTGTCGAAGATCCAAGAGGATCGGAACTCGAAGCGAGAGCCGCTCATGTCCTCGGGAGATCCTCTTCGAGAGCGATGATCCGATGGCAAAGAGGATCGGTGGTGGCTCGATCATCGGGGATGAAGACGCTATCGACCCGATAGGCCCGGCTTTCTCCTCCGATGCTCACCGTGATGCGATCTTGAGCCTTCACATCGGCCGATCCGAGGGCGTAAAGGGTCGCGGAATGACGGGTGTTCTCCCGCCCATAGCGAAGGGCCTGCGATCCGGCCCGCTGCTGAAGGTATCCGCGGATCGATGCCGTCGATGGAGAGGCCGAGATGAAGGCTCCTCCGGCCGAATCCCTCGTCCAAGTGTCCCTCGAGCGAGTCATCGTCCGCCCGTAAGCATCGATGAGCGATGCGATGCTCATCGGATCCGGGCCCTCCCGGCCGTCCTCGTCTTGATGAGAGCCGCGATCGCCTCGCTTCCCGCGATGGAGTAGGAGTAATCGCCGAGGCTCTCGCTTGCGATGCCCCGATCCCTCCTGCGATCCCGATAGAGCGCCGATGCCACCTCAAGAGCGGCCTGTTCGATATCGGCCGGGACCGTTTCAAAGCCGCCGATATAGTGGACGAGCACATTCACCGCTCCCTCCGGGAAGCGAGTCCTCCAAGCGAAGGAGTCAAAGTCGCCGAAGGACATCGAGATGTGGCCCCGCTCGTAATCGACCCGGGTATCGGTCGAGTACTCGGAAGGGACCGAGAGATATGCGGTCGCCTGCCGGAGATCGATCGGCCCGCTCGGCCTCAGCGTTTGGCTCTGGAGATCCACCGAGGCCGTCGCATTGAAGCCGGTGACCGCCGAGATGGCCGTCGCCATGAGGGCGAGCGTCTTGTGGGTCGCGAAGGTGAGCGAGGTTTGATGGATCGTGCCATCGGAATCGACTCGCCGGAGATAGACCCGGCTCGGCTGGACATGGATCAGGAGGCCTATCGCGGTCGATGCCGGATCGGCCGTGACCGTGATGCCGATCTGTGAGCCCCATCCAAGAAACTCGAGCCGAGTGATCGGGGCATTCTTGATCGCGATCGTCTTGGTCCCTCCGCAGGAGATCCATTCCCAATACTCGGCGCTCTCGATCTTCCGATCGAGGGCTCGCTCGATCAAGGCTCCGGCCCGATCGATGCAGTCGGTGAGGATGGAGTCATCGGTCCCGGCCGTGAGGCCGAGATAGGCTTGGAGATCGACAAGGGTCACGAGGGCCATGGATCATCTCGCATAGTCGGGCTTCCCCGTCTTGATGAACTCGTTGTGATATTGATGCCGGGCCTGAAGGAGAGCATCCGGCCATGAGATTACCACCTGAAGGTGGCCGATCTTGATGGCGTTCGCTTGATGGACCTTGAGCCCGGCCCGGGACCACTGCCGCCAGAACTGGATGTCATCATCGACCCGGCCCTCACCCCAAGTCCCGTCCGGAGCGGGCTGTCCATGGAACCATGGGCGGGGCAGTTTCCGAAGGGCCTCGGCCCGGATGAGGGTGAGGCCGAAGTGAGCAGTCGCCACCGGGAGGATCTCATTCGAGAGTTCGGCCGCATCGAGGCTCGTCCTCGGGGCCCCGCTCTCATCCTCGCAAGTGATGAGGACGGTCGTCCTTTCCCGGCCGACTTGAGTGGCCGCGATGGCATCGAGCCCTCGAGTCGTGGCGAGCCGATAGAGCCCGATCACATCCTCCCGGGTGAAGATCGAGTCATAGTCGACGGTGAGGATCCACTCGATCTGCGGCTTCTTTAGGGTCTCTTCCATCAAGCGGCTCAAGCATTGACCCCA